TCCCTCGCCGAGATCGCCAGTGTTCATCGCGTAGATCGGGATACCGCGCGCGATGCCGACGAGACCCTGACCGATGTCTTCCCCTGGCAGATAGCCCTGCTCGAGCATCGTGTCGGTGATCTCATAGGCGCTGAGGAACTGGTCCATCGACGTCACGTCGGTCATGCCCGACGGACCGACCAACAGCTCCATGTTCCGCAGCGCGAATTCGTCCGCGAACAGGATCTCCCGCGCCTTGAGCAGATCCGCATCCTCAATCACCCCGTCCGTCGCACTCTCGGAGACGGGGCCGTCGTCGTTCGTGTTGTTGTTGAGGATGCCGAAGGCGATCGAGTCCATCCGACGGAACTCCTCGTCCGCCATGTCCTCCATCGCATCGAGCTCGATGTCGATCGTCGAGTCGGCGACAGCCTCGTCGGTGATCGGGACCTCGAACCCGAACTTTGAGTAGGCCGCCTTCACGCCATCGTAGCTCTTCGACGCTCGGGGGTACGCAGATCCCTCGGGGATCTCCGCCGACTCGCCCTCGAAGTCGGCGTCCCCATCCGGGAACTGGAACGAGTTCGAACTGATACCTGTTGCGTCGTGCGATCGGAACGCTCGGCGAGCCTGACGGGTCTCGCGCTGCTTCGCCTCGATGATGTCCCGAACCACTTCCTCCGTGATGATGTCTTGTGTGTCTACCATTTGTTATTCACCCCAGGTCCACCAGCCCGAAGCCATCGGCGTCTGCCTCCGTGATTGCCTTTAGATCGCCTGGACCAGCAGGGTCGTTCGATCCGTCCCCATCCGTGTCCTCTCCTGCCAGCTCGCCAGCCGTCCCGGACGTGACGAGGCGGTCGCCGGCACCCACAGTGTCGGCGACGTTCCCCGGCACCTGACCGCCGACCGCAACGGCGACGAAGTCGCCGCTGGCGACATCCGAGTCCTGGCTGCCGGCAGCGGTCTGAGTGCGGAGGATCCCGAAGAACCCGTTCGTGCCGTCACACAGGACGAGTTCGCCCGAGGTCTGTGAGATCGTCACCGCGTCGCCAACGACCGCGGCGTCCGACCCCAGAGTGTGCGGGACGACGTTTACGTCAGAGAACTTCTGCTGACCGGGGTTGACCATCAGTTCTCACCCCCGGCACCGGCAGCCCCTTGGGGGCCGCCGCCGTTCCTGATCTCCTCGATCGAATCCTCAGCCGACTCGACGACGGTGTCGTAGCCCCGGCGCTCGGCGAGCTCCTTGCGCCTTTCGAGGACCTCGATTTCTTCGCGCTGCTCGGCCGAAAGCGTCTCCACTCCGCCCGAGCTGGAGCCCCCCGATCCGCCCGACCCCCCAGGGTTGGGATCGCCGGTTTGGGGGTCGGGAGTGTATTCGTTACCGGTCGCGCCCTTGAACGCGGCCACAGGATCCGCCTCAAGCGCTTCGACCTTCGCGCCGAGCGACCCGAAACTGTCCTCGACGATCTCCTCGTCCAGCCCGGTCTGTGCCGAGAGCGCCTCGGTCAGCCCGTCGTCCAGCTCGCCGAGCTCGCCGAGCTGCGCTTCGAGCTCCTCGACATCGCCCTCGACGTCTTCGAGGTTCTCGCGCTCCTCGGCGAGCTCCTCAGTGAGTCGCTCGTTCTCCGTGCGGAGTTTCCGGAGCGTTGCGATCAGCTCGTCTCGCTCCATCCCGGTGAGATCCTGGCGGTCTCCGTCGCCAGGATCCGTCGGGTTGTCTTCGTTCGATTCTGTTTCCGTGGCAGACATCGTTTCAGTTGTCTCTTTCGTGGGGTCTGATTTATCGGTTATCGCGGTGTGCGTGTCGGTGTGCGTGCCCTTTACGGGCGTTTCGGGGCCACCGTCCTCGAACACAGCCGCCAGCGCCTCGGCACTCGGCGCATCACTGTCCGGTTCCGGTGGCTCACCGAGGTTGATGTCCGCCGACGGACCCTCGGCGTTGTCGACGATCCCGATGTTACGCACCCCGACCACCTGATCGACGTCGTGGGCCTGCTTCTCCTCGTTCCACTCGCCGTGAGTGCGCTTCAGCCACGGCGAGACGCCAACGCGGTTGTTGTCGATCAGCCGCGCCGTGTGTTCATCGTCGATTTCGCCCGCAGCGACGAGGCCGTAGTCGTCGGAGAGCGTCGTCTCGAGGCTCTCACCGAGGATGTCGTGTACCCCTACATCTTTCGGGTGGCCGTCGACGAAGTGAACCGTCCAGGCGTCGTTCGTCGCGAACATATCGGCCGACTGACTCAGCGCATCCTCGGTCCAGTGCGACCTTTTCTCGTTCCGCTCGCCCTCGCCGTCCCCGCCCTGAGTGATGTCGCCCGGTTCCAGGATTTGCGCCCACACAGGGTACGGCGGGCCGTCCGAGAGGTCAGTCCGCGCGACACCGCCGTCGACGCGCTCTAATTGTGCATCCGGCATGTGATCTGACGTTTCGTCGGACCTCGCTAAACGGTTCTTGCGGTGGGTGTGCGGGCGCTTACTCCTCGATCGGCCGGTTGATCGCCTCGTCGACGATGTGATCGAGCGGGACGACGTCGTCCGCGGTGACACGTACCGAGCCATCCGTCGGTATGTCCGGGGCTATTGTCGTGAACCTGATTTATCGGTGAGAGTCGTCTGCGGGTTGCGTGGATCTTCGGTCGGGGGAGCGTCGTCGTCAAGAATCGCCACAATGTCACAGTCGGAGGCCGGACACCCCCACCACTGAGGATTGCGCCGCTCGGTCATGCACATCCCTGCTCCGCAGTTGGGACAGTCGGGCATCGATCAGGCCACACTTCGCACCGGGACGTCCGCCACGATCGGGATCCGCGATCGGGAACCGTAGCGCGCCGACATCGCCTCGGTCGCGACGGTGACCGGCGAGAGCCCGCACTCGCAGTTGGGATGCGTAGTCGCCGGGATCAGCGTCGCCGCCTCGGCAGCGCTGTACGGGTTATCGTCGATCACCGCCCGGCAGATGTGACACGGGCTCGAATTCACGACGCGGACCTTCTCGATGCCGTTTTGCTGATAGCGCTGCGCAGCGGCCAGGTTGTACGATCGCGAGAGCTCCGTCCGGGCGAGTGCCCTGGAGCGTGTGATCCCGATGCCGTCGATCTCGCTGTTCATCGTTCGCCCGATCGTCCGCGGGTTCTCGCCGGCAGTCAGCCCGTCCGACAGGATCCGCGAGATTTCCTGACCGACGTCGCTTCCGATCCCCTCCAGCTCCGAGAACGACCGACGGTAGAGCGTCCCGACCTGGTCTGTGTGGAGCGGGAGGTTGAACAGGTCCTCGAGCTCGTCCCCCGAAAACTGAGGGTCGATGTCCTTCTCGCGGAGGCGTGCGCCGGCGTCGCGAAGCCCGCTCTTGTAGCCCCCACGGATGAACTTCCCCGTCCAGTGTCCGCCGCTGCGGAGCTGCCGCGCCCCGACCGGCTCGATCACCTCCTCGTCGACGGCGTCCTGGAACCAATTCATGAACGCCTCCTCCTTCGACGCCCGATCGACGAACTGGAAGCTCTCGCGCGGCGACGCCAGCGTCTCCCAGCCCGATCCCGACGACTCCCGGAGTGCGAGGGCGTCGTTCTCGTCGACGGTCGTTATGAGGAGGCCCTTGACGAACCGCCAGCGGTTGTAGCTCTGTGCGCCGTACTTCCCGGCGAGCGTAGCGATCTGGATCGGCTCATCTTCAGTCACGAACGTCCACCTCCACCCGCTCCCACTCGTCTCCTGTGCGGATCTCTTTCGTGAACGTCCCAGTGTTTTCGCTCAGGAACTCCTGGAACTTCCTTCGGTTCGGCGGCCGCCCATCTTCCAGTGACTCTTCAAGGAGTTCACGACACTTCTCGACCAGGAGCTCCGTATCGATCTGGCTTTTGGGATAGGGCCACTTTTTCTTGGTGTCTATCCAAAACTTACCACGGTAGTAACTGATCCTGGTGCTGTCGAGCCAAGGTTCCTTGAGCCACCACCCCAGGTAGGGGAGCGGCTTCTGGTCCTCCGGGACGATGCCCTCGTCGTGGAGTTGATCGAACAGATCTCTGATCGGTGTTTCCTCACTCATAGATGAGCTCTTTCATTCGGGCGTTCTTCTCAGCGGTCGAGTAGCCGTCGTAATCGGGATCACGCTTGTCCAGCCACTCCGGGAGGGTCCAGAGCGGGACGTGCCAGCCGACCTGACCGTACTCCGTTTCCGTCCACACGACCGCCCACTCCTCGCCGTTTACCTCGTCGGTATCCGGCCACCAGCCGCCAGCGGGTTGGCCAGACTGGTCTGTCTGGTGCCAGAACTCCTGACAAAACCGGATGAACGCGAGCGCGAGCAGGTTCCGCTCCCGGTAGACGTCGTCCTTCGTCTTGTTCTCGCTGTCGGTATGGGTCATAGGACGAACATCCCCAGATACACTCCGCAGAGCAGCCCGGTCCAGTACGTCACCATGTGCCAGGCAAAGTCGCTCATGCTTCGAGCACCCGGTAGCGACCGTCGGCTCGGTAGATCGTCTGACGCTCCTCGAGTTCGTCGAGGGCCTGATCGACGTCGTCGGCCGGTACCGACCAGTTAGTATGCTTCCGCACGGTGCGCTTGATCTGCTCGAGGCTGACGCCGTTCTCGGGATCGGGAGAGTAGGCCTCGCGAATCGCCCGGTAGGTGGCGTTCCGAGCGCGACACTCCCGACGGACGGCCGACGAGTCCGAGTTCTGTTCGGCCTTGTCGGTGCTCATAGCGGCTTCCCTCCTCCCGACCGTGGGAGAACGACCACCGCGGGCACCTTCTCATCGTCGGCACACTCCTCGCAGACCACCTGTTCGCACAGGCCGATCCGTCGACTGACGTCGACGGGACGCGAGCATCGGCTGCAGCGCTCAACCATCGTCGGACTCCTGACGAGGACCGAGCTTCCCTGCCGCCTCGGCGGACTGAATCGCGTCAAGGACGATCTGCGGGTCGGTCTGGCGGAGCTCGGTTCTGAGCGTTTCCTTTGATTGGTTGCCGTTGATTGTGGGGATGTAACTCGCGACAGCCCTGAGCTCGTGATATTGGGCAGCGGCGATGCTCCCCGCCACCTCCACCTGCCCCTTCGCGAGGGCAGGCTGACCAAGTTGCGGCTTGACCGTCGCGGTTGAGCCAGCGCCATACGTCTTCGATCCACCCCACGACGGGGGAAGGTAACAGTTCCAGAGCCGGTCGACCACAGGCACCGCGGTCGCCATCGCGACGGACAGCCCCTCGGTCGTCAGCGGGTCGCCGCTTCCGGCTGCGATCCCGCCGGCTACCGCGCCGATCAGCACGGTCTTCCCCGCCTTTCGAGGCTGGAGCTCCCGGTTGGGATCGCCTTGGACTTTGGTCAGGTATCCGACCAACGCCCACGCAACGCCAGCCAGAACGAACACCCCCCATCGCATCGCCGGATCGTCGTTGAAATTCGGTGTCATACTTCGCGTACCTCACAGAGTCTTATTTGAGAAGGTACTTAGAGTATGCCACCGGAACTTACATACTGTCTCGTGCCGTTGACTGGACTGCGCGAGAGCCACCCTCGCGTTCCGAGATCCACTGTCCCCTCGGAGATCGTCGTGCTTGTTCCAACTGTCATGGTTGGCCGGCCGCTTTTCTCGGCCGGTTCCCCTCGATTGACTCCTACAGCCGGGGCTGTATGCTGATTCAGATTGATTCGGCCGAGATTCAGGTCTGATTCTCGACGATTTACTCGGATTCA